GATGCCATCCGCTGTAGTTCCGCCACTTGTCGCACTAACGGCAAAATCTGAAAAGAAGGCGTCTAGGTCGTCACTCAGTGCCATCGTCTGTTTCTGTTTCTTCTACAACAACTTTTGCTTTTTTAGCTTTTTTAGCTTTTGTTTTTGGTGGACAAGCAGGCGCTTCCGCTGCATCAACAGCTTTACCCATATTCATTAGGGTTACAGCGTCCTTCTCGCTTAAGTCGTGAGTTTCACCCGCTTCTAGGTGAACGCCGCCGACTGCGGTTGATCGTGTAATTAATACATCCATAAGAAAAAAGGGGGGCAATGAAGCCCCCGCGATTTATTAAGTGGTTACGTCTAAGCAGGCAGCAAACGCTGAAGCTTGTCTTACAGCAACGTCAATCGTTGTGATCGCACGAACTGAAGTCAATGCTTTGCTGAAATCATCGCTATCAGTGCCTATCTCGATTTCTAGGCCATTGCCCCAAACGCCTAGAGCAACTTGTGACCAGTCGCCAAGAATAACAGCAGAACAAACACCTGAGCTAGAACCTTTAGTTAGGTTGCTTGGTACGTTTGTTGAAACTCCTATTGGATAGCCGTTAATCACTCCAGGTGTTCCAGAACGACCAATGCCACTAGGGTCAACATTCCAAAGGAAAGCACCGTCACCAGCAGCAGAACCACCGGCTCTTAGTTTCTTCAATTCAGAAAGCACTTTAGGGTTGGTTGCGTATGCCATAGAAGCACCGCCAGCGTTATCAACTAAAACTTCCTCTTCTAGGTTGATGAGGGTTTCAAGTGTGATAGCCCCTCCATTCGTGCCAATCGCGACACTGCCGATGCCAGCGGTTCCTGTTATGCCGGTCGGTTGGCCGGATGAGCCAGACCCCGCGATCACGGCGGCATCTATCCCAACATTAATTGTGTCAGTGAGGTCACGTCTCACAAGCTCTTCGATTCCGGGTGTTGCTTGTAAAAGTGTTTGCCGAGAAAATTTGCTAAGGGCCGCATAATTTTTTGGTGCCAAAGTTACTTGCCCAAACTGACTCTCAGACTGAGTTATTGCAGTGGTTTCCGAGCTTAACCAGTACCCGGTAGACGTCGAGGATCTGGATGGAATCGCGACATCACCAACAAGGCCGGGAAGTGTGCGAATACCTAAACCACCTGTAATAGTGTTCGCTCTTAAAGCCTCGATGAAATCATCCGCCAAAAGATCCGTGGCTACTACATTCCCTCCTGTAGCTGCCGAACTAGTGACGTATGTGGCTCGTTTAGTGAGCGCAGAATAAGGAATTAAGAAACTACGGTCAGCAGATCTCTTTACACCTGAACGCTCAACTTCTTGTGAAAGCTCACGAACTAAACCAGCTTCTCTTGATGACCAATCACCTGTAAGAACTGCCTTGATACCAGCAGCGATGCTGTAACGCTCTTCTGTCTTAGCGTCCATCTCTACAGGAGAGACAGTTTCAACAGGCTTTGATTGAATCTTTTCTAATGCAAGCTTTCTAGCTTCTTCAATACTTGTACCTTTTCCAATCAGAGTTTCTTTTAACTCTTCGCCTAATCCATGTGCATTACATAGACCGCTAATTTCTCTAATACGGTTACGCTCTTCGTTGGCTGCCTTTTTGGAAGCCTCAGAACGCACCACTTCTAAATCGGGTGTGTTGGACATCTGAGTTTGTAAATCAGGTTTACTATTTTGTGGTGCGCCAGAAGACGCAACGGCGCTTTCACGCTGTTCTTGCATATTACTTGATTCTTGCTTCGCAGGCATATTAGTTTCAAGTTTCTCTTCTTTTGCTCTGCCAATTCCAGATTGAGCATAGTCAGCAGGAATCGTTACGATGCTAACTTCCGCTGGCTGGAAGCCAACTACTCGGTAGTAGTTCTTGTTAGGTTCATCTTTTCTTTCTTCTTCCTGCGTCTTGGTCACGCTATATCCCACGCTTACGTTTTTTAATATCCCATCATTAATTAGGTTTAATATTTCTTCTCCGCGTTCATGTTTACCTAATCGAACTGTTACATAACCTCTCTTATCCTTTATCCACGACTTTTCTACTACTCCTAAAATATCTTCAGAATTATGATTGTATAACAAAGGAGCCGAAGCCCTTAACCTACTTTGATCAACCGATTCCTCTGTAAAGTCCAACACTTCATATCCTAGATAGCCCCTATTTACTGGCTCCTCTGATCCATAGGGGAACGTCAAAGTTCTTTTATCTTTATCAATTTGAAAATCAACGGGTTCGGATCGGTGTTGAATCTGCGCCTCTAAATCACGTTTCTTCTTTGTCATCGGATTGATTGTTACTATTTCCAACCATCTTACTGTCTTTTTGATACGTAGACATATCGGTGTCAAATACTAGCCCTAATTGTTGAGCTGCTTCTACCTCGGCTTGTCTTGCTGGTAATAGCTCTTCTAAGTCTCCACCGTTTTCACTCACGATTTGCGCTTGTGTTTTTAATCCGGCTTTGATTGCTTCTTTTGCTGCAATAATTTCTTTTTGTGGGTCGATCCAATCCCAACCGCGAGGAATCCAACGAACCTTTCTATATCTCTCCGGTTCTGTGTCGTATGACGGTAAAACCAAAGCCCCGCTTAAGGTTGCCATTTCTAGCCATGCGTCAAAAACTCGACTATGGAAATTTTCGATTAAATAAGTTTGAAGTGAACGGTAATGGTTGCGATCTTCTAAAAGAGATAAACGAGAAGAAGAATAATTAGTTTTGCTGAAATCTTTACTTACTGACTCGTACGAAATACCACACCCTGACGCAACACTTCTAAGCATTGCTGACATAAATTCAGGAAACTCGCTATTTGGTGAATCGAAATCTGGAACAGTTATATTTTCTCCGGGTTGAAGATATTTGAAGACGCCCGGCTCGAATTGTGTTACTCGATCACCATCAAACACCTCTCCCCCTTGATCTAACTCCCCCTCTGGTGAACTAATAAACCCGGCCAAACATGACGCCGCCCTTGCTCGAATAACCGCACTTTCCTGATAGCCGTTCAAGTGATGCAAAGCCAAAATTGACGAACTAAGCCAGGGTTCGCCTCTTGACTGGCTGGGCCTATTGCTAACAAAGATATGACATATTTCACTAGCTGGAACAATCATGTGTTCCCGTTGACCTACAGGAGTACCAAAGGGGGTGTCTCCGGGGTGTTTCTTTAAGAACGCATATTGAACGGCTCTACCAAATTCATTTTGTTCTATTCCCATTCGCCAAGTGTTCTTTTTCTTAGAACTGCGGCCTGTATATTCACTGTCTAATTGATCAGCTTCTAATAGCTCTAACGCAAAAGGAATATTGGAACGTCCAAAAGGTTTTCTAACAAATCGAACAAATATTTCACCATCAGTAACCAACGAACGAACAATTACTTTTTCAATATCGGTAAAACATAATCTTCCGGCGGTATGGCAAGAATCGTACCTTTTCCAATTGCTCCAAGCCTGTTCAATTTGATTATTAATTTTTGTATCGAGGCGTTTACCCCGTTGTTGTCTCACTTGCGCTTGCAGTTTTATTCCATGCGCTCCAATCGTGTTACTTTCTATCGCTCTTACCGCCTGACGAGCAAACGGACTATTTCTTACTAAGTCCCTCGACTTATATCTAAGTGGAGCAATGGCACCTTTTAAAGCAGCATCAGCCGAAGAATTACTGACACTCCAATTAGAAGTAAGACGGCTAGAAGTTGCAGCATCGTAACCTCGCCTTCTTCTAGGTAACACCGTTGGGTTTGGTGGTTCTGAGGTGAACAATCCTTTCCAAGCATTTACGATACCCATGATTTAAAACCTGACAAAAAGTGAATGTGGATTACCAAGACCATTAGCGATCATGTTGGCTTTGCGTTCTCTGACGACTTCGGCTTTTAGCTGACTTTCCCTAGCTCTTAATTCTGGTAGATCTATTCTTTTAAATGTGCGCCCACCGATTGAATATTCTTTTGCTTTATCACTAATTATTGAACGGATAGCAGCGGTTACGTTATCTAAATCTATTTGCGCTTGTGTTCTGCCATCAAATGCGCCGGGTGTGCCTGTATAGGTTAACTGCGCCTTTACTTCAACTTGTCCCTCATAAAGA